AAGTGGAGTTCTGGTGAAGGGGCCAAAGGTCTTGGCTATGGCATCAAAGACTACGTTGATTTGATTGTTTCTTCTGAGGCCGAAACCAAAGACACCATCTTTGAGCGATACATTGACCCTCGCCTTGGAGCAGCCAAATATCAGACGTTAAACGGCGCATCGTCCGTTATAGAAGACCTTATGGAGGCTGGGCTATCGTTCCTGCCTGCGCCGGGATTGGACATTGAGGATGGGCTGCAAGCCCTTCAGTCCAAGATGGCGTACAACAAGAATGCTCCCATCGACAGTCTTAACAGACCCCATTTTTACATTTCGGATAGGTGCCAGAACATCATCTCGGCTTTGCAGGAATACACAGCCGAGGGTGGTCTGGATGAGGCATGGAAAGACCCTATCGACGTCATTCGCTATTTAGCAGTCAGCAACGCTTGTTACATTTCTCCAGAATCACTTAAAACCAAAACAACCAATCGAGGTGGATATTGATGAAAACTCCCAAGCCCAAGGTCGCCGCCCCTGTCGATAAGCCTCTTCCTGAGAAGATTGATCCTCCCAAGCTGGCTTCCAAGTTCTTTGCCGTAGTCATTTCTCAAGCCCCAAACCCTCAATGGATTTATGTAAAGTCGTTGGAATTGGACATTGGCAAGGTGCCGGTCATCATTCCTAGACGCTACACCGACAAGTTGGTAGGCAAAAAGATCCAAGTTGAGGCGATTAGTGACGGAGTTGGGACGTCATATCGTTATGTCCCCAACGAATGAGGTTGACCAAACTCTGAATAGCAGATGGCTTTTAGAGCATTCCGATAGGCTGCTCTCATATGAGTTTGCTGTTAGGTGTCGGGAGAAAAATAGCTCAGAAATGTTCCCCGAGGAGATTGCCGACAAAATTGGCCGTCCCAAGGAGTATGTGTGTGCTATCATAAAGAACGCTATTTCCCACGCTAAACTATGCAAGAAACCAAGTTGCAACACGCCCTGACTTTTGTTGACCAAGAAGGCCCGGACGTTGTTGCGCTCCGAAGTGCGTATGATAGGACACTTGCGGAGCTTTCCACGTATTTCAGTCAATGCGTGAGTTCCAGCGACAGCCGTCGTTGTTTTTGGCCGGGGAAGTCCACAGACCTCCGCAAGCATGGTGCGGATGCGTTTCCTTGGGATGGTGCGTCTGATACGGAAGCCCGCATCATTGAAGAGCGTATCAACAACTACGTTTCCCTGTTCATGGCCTCGCTTGCGCGGGCCAACATCCGAGCCTATCCGACAGAGTTTTCCGATACAGGTCGTGCGCGTGTGGTTAGCGCATTCTTGAAGTGGATGGTTGCAAGTTACATTCCGCGCTTCAAGCAGGAGATGGAGCTTGGTGCCAACTACCTTCTGGAACGTGGTCTGATGATTACGTATGTCGGCTGGGAGCGTGTGGAGAAGAAGTATCTCCAGAAGGTTGATATCAATCAGATCGCTCAGACCAGTCCCGATCTTGCCAAGCTCATCATTGAAGGCAAGAACGACGGTAAGATTATCGAGATGCTGAAGACGGTTTATCCCGACATGGTGGATAAGCGTGCGAAGAAGGCTCTTAATGATCTGCGGAACAAGGGTGTTGGCGAAATTCCGATCAGCAGGCTTTCCGTTGATTGTCCGTTTCTCCAGACCTGTGCGCCAGATGGTGATGTGTTCTTTCCGTCTTACTGCATTGATCCGCAGCGGGCTCCGTTTGTTTTCTATCACACGTTCCTGAGCGTGCAGGAAATTCTTTCTCGCGTGGCCTCTGATGGCTGGGATGAAAGCTGGGCTGAACGCGTTTGCTCCAAGTATCGCGGCGTTAATACATACAACATTGAGAATGTGTATGGCACACGCGGTACGTCCTACGCCCGCTATCGTCAGCAATACAACGCCTCTGAGCTTGTTGAGGTGGTGTATGGCTTCCAGCGTCTGATTGACCATGAGGACGGCTCGGAAGGCATCTACTGCACAATCTTCCATCCCAAGTTTTCTGGCGATGAGAATGTCAGCAGCCATGCTAAGTTTGAACTGCTGAACGGATACAACGACTATCCCTTTGTTGTTACTCGTCTCGCTAACGACTCCAAGCGTCTGTACGAGATTCAGACTTTCACAGACCTTCTTCGCGGGCCTCAGGATCAAGTGAAGGCTGAGCGTGATAGCCGCATTGACCGCAACAGTCTTGCGACGCTGCCGCCGATCATGCATCCTCCCGGCAATGCTCCGACTGATTACGGTCCCGGCAGGTTCATTCCTGTGCGGCGTATGGGTGAGATTGCGTTTGGTCCTACGCCTCCGTACAATCCCGGTTCCGTGGAGATGGAGCGCACCATGATTGAGGCTGCGGACAAGATTGTCGGCCTATTCCCCAATGATCCCATTGGTCAGGTGCGCCAGCAGTTCTTCATCAATAAGTTCCTGACCCATGCTCAGGATGTGCTGAAGATGGCTTTCAAGTGCTATCAGCGGTTTGGCCCCGACCAAGTGTTCTTCCGCGTCACGGGTGTTGCTGATCCCATGCGGTTCGACAAGGGCAATCCCGATGAGGACTTTGACATCAAGATTAGCTTTGATGTCTTGAACAACGATCCCGATACGCAGGAAGCCCGTCTTGGTCAGTTCGTCAGCCTTCTCCAGTTGGACAAGAATGGCCGTATCAACGCCGATAGCCTGCTTGAGGCTATGGCTGCGGCGATTGACCCGATCATGGCCGATGCCATTCTTCAGCCCGCTGAGCAGGCCCAGCAGCAGGTGGTCAAGATGGTCACGGAGGATCTGTCCAAGATTTACGCTGGCATTGAGGTGGGTGCCCGTCCAAATGGTGCCCAGATTGCCTTGCAGGTGGTTCAGCAATACACCCAGCAGCCTGACGTTGCCCAGCGTCTTGAGCAGGATGAGTCGTTCCGCGCCCGCCTAGAGAAGTACGTTACCCAGTACCAGTTTGCGTTGCAGCAGATGCAGAACGCTCAGATTGGTAAGATTGGTACAGCCCCGGCTCAGATGGGTGATGTAAACACTCAGACGTTGCAGCAGTAAACGTAAAATAAAAGAAACCCCCAAAAGAAAGGGGGAGTTTGAGGGGGTAATACTAAGTCGTGTCAAGACTATTCCATTGACATGACTTAACTATTAGTACATCTAATAGGGTTATGAACTTTTTTAATAGGCAAAAGCATCCTCTAGAAGACCAAATTAAGGCTTTGAGCGACCGGGATGAGTTCTTGGATATTTTGGACTGGATTGCGGCTGGACGGGAAACGTCCATCTCCGCGCTCAAGAATTCCCCAGAAGGCCGTATCCGTGAGATTAGCGGACGCATCCAAGCCTATGACGAGATTCTCAATCTTTGTGGCTACCAAGATATGTTGGTTAAGCGCGTCATTAGGCGCAATACCTTCAATCAAAGCTAATTACTGCTAATAGGTGGTACAATAAAGATTCGCAATGCCCGTGGCGTAAAGACGGCAAAACCTAATGTCAAACGAAGTCCAATCGGCTAACGCAGGAGCCGACCAAAAACCTGTGGGTAAGAATATGTCGAGCAGCGAGCTTATTGCTGCACGATTTAAGGCTATGGCTGGAGACAATCGGGTGCAAAATTCGCCCTTGGCTCCAGAGGAAAAGCCTAAGGAGGAGATTCCTAGTGAGCCAGAGGCTCCAAAGGATGAAGCGCGACAAGAAGAGCAAGCGCAACTTCCCGAGGAAACTCAAACTCACGAAGAATCAAAGGTTCTTTCAAAGGACGTTGATCTGGAAAACATGAGCGAGGCAGAGCTTAAGGAGCTCGCCCAGAAGCTCGGTAGTAAGGCTGTTGCTCGTTTTGGTGAGCTTACGGCCAAGCGCAAAGCTGCCGAGGAACAACTGGTCGCCCTTCAAGCTGAGCTAGCTAAGCGTAATTCCAACCAGTTGGAGGCCAAGGTTAGAGATAATCCTTACTCCAACATTGAGAAGCCTGAGGAACTTCAAGCGAAGTTCCAAGAGGTGACGGAACTCATGGACTGGGCCGAAGACCTGCTCGAAAAGGGTGAGGATCTCGGTGCCGAAGACATCCTGACAAATGTCAACGGCAAGGATTACACGAAGCGAGATATCAAGGACGCTCTGAGGAAGGCCCGCAAGGCAAAGGACATCTATCTGCCTGACCAAGACAAGCAGATAAAGCTGTCTCAAGAAAGGGCTGCTTTTAAGCAGAACTTGATGGCGCGGGCTACCACAGAACTTCCTTGGCTCCAAGGAGAGGACAACGATGTCCGCAAGCAGTATGAAGCGATGATTGGTGATGAGCGGTTGAAGAACATCGAAAAGATGCTTCCCGACATTGCCCCACAGCTTCCATACCTTCTTGCCCATGCGGCTAATAGCCTGTATGGTCGTCGCGCTGTGGATACAAAGTCCGCACCCCGACTCTCCCCGCCGACTCCCGTGGTAAGCCAGTCATCTGATTCCAACAAGCCTGAGGCCCGTCAAGCCAAGGCTATGAACGAACTTTCCACCCTCTTTTCTAAGACTGGAAGCTATAAGGACTTCAAAGCTATCCGTGCTCTTCAACACACCATTTAATCATGTCTTTTTCCAATACCTACAGCAAGACCAATGGCACGAATGCTTCGGCCATTTCCAACCGTGAGGATCTCACGGACATTCTGACGGTTCTCGCCCCCGAGGAGACTCCCGTCCTTTCGCTCGCTTCCAAGAGCAAGGCGACAGCCACCTTCAATGAGTGGACTGTTGACTCGCTGGCCAGCCCGAATGCTGATGGCATTCAAGAAGGTGCGGACATCTCGACGTACACGGACAAGTTTGCCAATCGCGCCCGCCTTGGCAACTACGTGCAGCTCTTCCGTCGTGACTACATGGTCTCGCAGCTCCAGCAGGCTGTTGAGTCCGTTGGTCCCGCGAAGCTGGCCGAGGCCGAGGCTAAGGCGATCCGTGAGCTGAAGCGCGACGTTGAGTTCGCCATCTGCTCGGACAATGACCGCTCGGTTGAGGACGGTTCGACCAACCGTTACAAGATGCGCGGTCTGGGTCTGTGGACATCCAACACCCCCGGTGCGGATGTTCCCTCGGCCTATCGTACCCCGACTGGCTCGATCAACGGCACAGGCACAACCCTGACCGAGAACGTGTTTAATGGTCTGGTGGCGTCCATCTTCAGCCAGACTGGCAATGTGGATGCGCTGACGCTTGTGGCTGGCACAACGCTGCGGCGCACGGTTTCGGGCTTTGCCCGCTCCGAGTCTGCGACGGTGGGCAAGACCTACCATGTCAACCAGATGGCGACGGACAAGGAGATCACGCTTGCGGTCAACACCTATGATTCCGATTTCGGCATCATCACGGTGGTGAACGGCAACCCCGTGTGTCTCCCGAACGCGACCCGTGGCTACCTCATCAACCCGAATTACCTCGGCGTTGCGGAACTGATGAGCCTCGGTTCTACCCGCGTTCCGAATGCGGGTGGTGGTGAGAAGGGCTTTGTGGATGCGGCTCTGACCTTGCAGGTCTTCTCGCCGCTGGCCCACGGTAAGATCACCGCTATTGCCTAATAGCAGCTATTAGTTAACGAAGCCCGTGTGGTACAATGCCACACGGGCTTTTTTATGGAAATCATCACATCCCTACCTCGGTATTCTGACGGTGAAATCAACCGAGCGTTGATCCGTGAGATTACAACAGGAATCCAACTCAAGCAGAACCTTGAGACCGAACGTGAGAAGATTTGTGCCCAGCACGCCAAGAAGTGCGAAGAGGCTGCTAAGTTTGGATTTAAGAACCTTCGGTTGTTGACGGTAACTCCTGCTTGGGAATGGTTTAATATGAGGAACCGATACGGCGCTCAGGAGATTTCCAGCAAAGCTTTCATCAAGGATTACCAGAAGCGTTTCCCACATCTGTCGGTAAATAAACTCTAATGGAACAAGTCGCATATTCCGACATTTACAACCGAATTAAAGCTCTTTCGGGCGTTTCTGATTTTACAACACAGGAACAGGCTTTTATCCTGAGTTTTGTAAATCGTCGGGCTAATCTGGCTTACGAGGAATCTGATTTCTGGCCGCGCTGGCTAGTTGTTGGTCAGGCGCGCACGTCAACAAATGGAGTTATTCCGTATGCCCAGACCAGTCTGCCTACGATTGATACTTTCCTTCGTATCCATAAGACCTATCAGCCTTTTTACCAGTATTCCTCGATTGAAGTTGAATACTATGTTGCTGGCGATGGAGCGCATTTGGTTGGTGATACATCCCCGTCATCCACAAACTACGTAACATACAAGAAAGCGTGGGATGGTCCGTATACAATCAGCAGCACCAACATTCCTCAGGAGTGGCAGGAATACATCTGCCAAGGTGCTTATGCCGATTTCCTGCGTATGGATCAGCAGGTTGACAAAGCTCTTGCCGAGGAAAAGGTCGCTGATAACATCATTTCCAATCAACTGATGAAGGTTGATGTCACCCGTTCAGTTGGCATGGTTGCCCATAGAATCTCAACTCACGTTAATCGTTCCTATCGCCGCGCATGAATAGCTACGTTGTTAATCTCTACCCTCTGCCTAACAATGGTCAGCCGGGGCAAACAATTGATGTAAATAATACTACATCGTCCAGCTTTACGCAGACGTTCGATTACAAGACAAGCTGCTGCTACATTACGATCACAGGTGGCGATTGCTGGGTTACGTTTGATGGGACAACCCCTTCGTCTGCAAATGGTCATAAGCTGCAAGTTCCATATGACCGAATTTGGTCTAAGGAAGCAACTCGTACCGCTAAATTCATTGCCGCAACTGGAACCTTGTCTCATGTTGTGATGAGCCAGTTCACCTACTAACATGGCTAATTCAAAGATTGTTAATACGCCTTCTCAGGCGATTCCTCAGTCTGGTACATCGCACACGCAGGCTACGATTGCAGGTACAGCTGTTTTGATTATCAGTGGTTCGCTTAATGCGAATACCTCCCATGTGCTGATGCAGTTCAATGGAGCTAATGCGCGTGTCACTTTTGACGGCAGTAATCCCACGGCTTCCAAGGGATTTATCTATCCCGATGGCTCCACGGCTTATTTGACCCGTTCTATGGCCGCTGCTGCCAAGGCTATCCGAGGTGATGTGACAAACGTCACGGTCGAAATTCAAGAGCTTAACTTCCTGTAATGGCTTCTGCTTTCGAGAGTTCCATCCTCGTCAAAAAGCAGTCAGTTGCTGGTCTGTTCCGTCCTGCGTTTTCAGATCCCGAGTTCTTCTCTGATGTAATGATCGGAGTGAAGGGATCGTACACTCCTCCCGCTCCTGTCATCGTTTATTTTGTGGATCAATCTGGTAATAACTTCGTAGACCAGTCCGCTAATATCTTCATCGCTTCCTAACATGGCTAATCTTCGTTTTAAAGATATCGGGACAACGGCTACAACGCCTGCCGTTGATGATTTCATTCCTATCGACGGAACGACGAATGCCGTTCGCAAGATTGATGCGAACAAGTTTGCGCTGACATCCTCGCTTGCCGCGTCTGCTACAACTGACACGACAAATGCCTCCAACATTAGCTCTGGAACCCTTGCTGCTGCCCGTGGTGGTGCTGGTACGAACAATGGCATTCTAAAGGCCAATGGTACGGGCACAGTCAGCGCGGCTACCGCTGGCACGGATTACGTCATTCCGTCTGGCAGCATCACGGGAACAGCTTCCAATGTCACGGGAACTGTGGCGGTTGCCAATGGTGGTACTGGCGCGACAACGCTTACTGGCTATGTGAAGGGTACTGGCGTTACTGCGCTCACAGCTTCCAGCACGATTCCTTCGACTGATGTCAGTGGGCTTGCGGCTTCCGCTACAACGGACACAACGAATGCCAGCAACATTTCGTCTGGTGTTCTTGGATCTTCCCGTGGTGGTGCTGGGGCTACGTCTGGCATCCTCAAGGCAAATGGTGCCGGTGTGGTGTCTGCTGCTGCCTCTGGTAGCGATTATGCCCCGGCTACAAGCGGA